CCCGCGGCACGTGCACGTAGGTTTAAAATGGCATTTACTTCGGGAATACCTGTGAAAGCTGCAATCCTGGATGCATTTGAGAAACCACCACCAAACGAAAAAGTAGCACCACTTCCAATTATTTGAACAAATTGCTCATTAAATTCTTCAAGTATAGCTGCTTGGTCTGCTGGTGTTACGCTTATACCCTTTGTAATAGATTCCTCTATCGGTATGGTTTTTACTTCATCAACATCTGCAGAGCGCTTTTTAAGATTCCAGAATCCCATAGGTATATGTTTTCAATTGTAAATATAACCGCAAGTACTATAACTGCCAAACGGTAACGAATAATCCTCTTTTGAGTTACTAGAAGCATGTTTGACACTAAGATAAGCCTCTTGTAATAAGGTTCTGCCGTTGAACTAATTGTATTTCTTTTCATACTTATATTATTACGTTTGTCCTTGACAAATATAAACAATTATTTAATACGTTGTACAGATTTTAAGACTTTTTTTTCATATTATTTATTATAGTCGCACTGCAAACTATTTTAGGCTACTAGTGTGTGAAAAATTGAGTGAGTTGATTTGATACTGCGAAGATATTTGAAGTTGCAAAAATTTATAACCGTAGACCTAGAACCAAGTTGGCCTTTCCATTTTTTTGCGTTTTTTAACGTATTTTAGCAGTTATTTTAGCATTTATTAGTACTTTTTATTTTATAGTTCTAATTTAAAATGCTATCTTTATTCTATAATAATAAACAAATATTATTATTCAAATCAAATCAATTATTAATCTATTAATTAAATTTATTATGAAAGCAAAAAATTTAACTACAAATGAAGTTGTTGAAATCGAAATCACTAAAATCGAAGCATCTGAAACTTTAGAACAAAAGATCGCAAGACTAAAGTCAGAGTACGAAGAACAGATCAAAGAACTTAAGAAACAAGAAAAAGATTTGAAAGAACAAGCGAAAGCATTGAAAGAAGAAGCAGACAAAGCTAAGAAAGAAGCTAAAGAGAAACAATCTGCTGAACGTGCAGAAAAAATGAAAGAATTGTTAGCGAATAAGCCTGAAGTAAAAGAAAATAAGTCTCAAGTTATACGTGAGCTTATGTTAAAAGGCTATACTAAAGATCAGATTGTTAAAGAAACAAACTACACTAATAAGTTCGTGCTTGACAACATGTGGAGAATTGAAAAGTCTTTAGGCTTAAGATAGTCTAAAGATCATATGATAAGTCTAGTAGTTAAATCTACTAGACTTTAAATATGAAGTTTCTATGGAACTTCGGAGGGGAGGTGTGCCCATATATGAAAGTGCAAACAAAAGTTAAAAAGTGTTAAAAAATGTTAAATAGTTTCCTGGATTCAAAAATATTTATTAAATTAGTATATGATTAAAAAATGAGTATAAAGAATTAATAGTAACTAATAATCGCAGAATATGATTACACAACAAAATGCAGACATTGTAATAACTGTTAATTCAGTTGATGATTTACAATACATGTTTAGTAGTTTACTTCTTAAAATAGCAGTTAATTGCTTAAAAGAAGTTGGTTACTATAGATTTGAGAAGCAAAACAAAAAGTATTACATAACACTTAAAAAGTAGTAAAAATGAAAGCACCAAAAGTAAACAAAAAGAAGGCTTTTAAAGCTGTTTCTAAAGTACTAATGGATGAGTACAATAGAAACATAATAACATTAGAAGAGTATAAATTTAAAATGGCATTTGCCAAAGGACAATATGGTATCAAGTAGAACTATAAAAACAGTATTAATGCTATTATTAATATCAATAGTAGTATTTACACTTGGAATATGGACTGTATTATTAGTAATATCATTAACATTCAAATACATAAAACTATGACACGAGTAGAATTAAACTGGGATAACAATACATTTAAGGCTTTTGATGTAGATTATATTGTTCAAGATAATCACTTCAGACCTTATACAATAAGTGACGATTGTACTGGAACTTTCAACCCAAGAGTTGCGAATGGTAATTACTATGGTTGCACAGTTGAGTTTGATGATAACGATCTTCCTGAAGACTGGGAAAAGATTGAAGAAGAAGTAATTTCACAAGTAATATTAGAATATAGATAAACCTTAAAAATAGAAATCATGAACGGTAAGTTAGACAATCAAGTATTAAAACTTTTTGCAGCGCTTTTGACAGCCATATTATTAACCTCAATACTGTTACTTTATGTGCACTAGAAAAAGAAAAGCCAGGTATCGTAAAATGCGGCTGTTCAATATTGAGTTCAATGTTCTGCGACGATACCACAATGAAATTAAAGTTTTATATAACCCAGGGAAGCAGTAGCCCTGGGTTTTTTATTACATGTACATTAGACTTCCAAGTGTAGCATATCGTGTTGCATCCCACAAGTGATTATACTTATCTTCAGGTTCATTCAACTTTATGCCATTTATAACCTTGTATTTATAGTTTTCTTGTTCCTTTCTAAAGTCTTCATCGCGAACTATGTGTATGTGAAACTTGTTCACTAAGCCATTGCCATAGTTGATAGAACCCCTAAATTTGTTTATTGCATAGACTGGAAAACCAGCAACCTTCAGGTCATTAATCATACCTGGGTCTGCAGAATCTGCCCATATTACGGCGTTTTCGTCTGGGATGATGTCATCGAGGTATTGACACAAGATTTCAGAGTTTGGTGTTGGTATATACAGTCTTTTGCGTAGGAATAGGTCGTGTCCTCTTTGACGCACCTGAACAAGTGCTGAAGGGTCAGATGTATACCCGAAGTCAAGTCCCCATACTTCTTCATCATAGTCTTGAGATAGAATGTCCCACTGAAATTCACTAATCCAGTTAACATTTGGATGCACTAGACCCTCCATCGCAGCACGAATACCAAGACCGTAAACCTTCCACTTGTAATTGTCGACAGTGCCCTGGCGTCTATTCTCAGGAGTATCTTCGTATGACAGAATCTTAGCCTTCTCAATATCTGAAATGAATGGATTATCCTTGAATGTAGTATGCAAAAATGCTACATCATCTCGTGGTATAATCTTATCATAAACCCAGTGTGATGTTACTTTGGGGTTGTAGTCACCCCACCAGAACATCCTTGTTCTCATTTCAGCCTGGTCAAAGAAATCATTCTCAATGTCAAGCATCTCGTTGCAATACATGAAGTCACAACTCATCCCATGCGCCTTGGAGGCTTTGTCGGCACCAATAAAGTTGATTTTGTTGCCCAGTAAGTCGAAAGTTACAACTTCTCGTGATCGGTCAAAAGGATGTTCAACCCCAAAATCAGTCATTCTCTTTTTGAAATCATCATATAACGTTGTTTTAAATGAGTTATATGTTTCTTTCAATATATTTATCGTGTAACCAGTACCTATGCGAGCTCCAATGTAATGAATAAAATCAACAGATGAAATTGTTTTACCTGATCTTGAAGAACCTTCTAATATAGCACCACGTTTAGATGGATTCTTCTGCTGCTGTACCAGAAATGCGAAGTTCCTGTTTATCTGTCTCTTGTTTTCCATAATCTAAACCGTTTAATTCTAAAGAACTCCAAGTGTTAATTGCCTTAATTTCAGCGTCAGTAGTTTCTTCCACAACAATTGCATCGATTTCCTCTATGTCTGGAAACAGATCGCTTACCGCTTTCCTTTTATCCTCATGAATATGAGTAACCTGTTCACTTAAGCCTAAATCCCTAATCATAATTGCAGCAGAGAAAAGACCAACCGCAGCACGTTCATATTTATGTGTGTATATTGCATTTTTTATGACGTCTACAATTTCTTTATATTCTGGTTCATTTGCGTATTTACAAAATGTGTTTGGGCTCATTCCAGCGAAAAGGCAAAAACCATTAATTGAAAGTGGTCTACCTAAGGGCACTTGTTCAACAAGACCAGTTTTTTGTACGAGAGTGTGTCTTACTAAAGGATTTGCTTCATTCCAATCCCAGTATTCACTAAACTTATCAAGTAATTCGTCTGGATAAAACAATCTAGGTTTTCCAGCATCAAGCTTTCTTAAAGCCCAATATTTATCTCCTTTTTGAAAAGTCATAATAAAAATGATTTAGTATTTATGAGGTTGAAGATAGTAAAAATAAATGAAATATGAAAGTGCTAAGGAGAGTTTTTTATAACATATTGAAAATCAATCATTTATAACGGAAAGTGCTAAGGAGTATAACTACAGTGCTAACAAAGTGCTCAGGAAATTCCCCTGTAACATATTGGAAATCAGCAAGTTATGGGCCAAAAGTGCTCCAGTGCTTTGACTTTTCCTATCTTTTAAATATATGGATTTATCCTATTTAACATTTTATTAAAAATTATTATTTTCTTGTTTTTATATAAAAGTAATAGCACTCAAGCACTTTTTAATATAAAATATTGGTTTTCAACAACTTACATTGATTACCCCTTAGCACTCCCTTAGCACTTTTTTGACCTTCATTAGCACTAAGTTGTACTCCTAAGCACTTTTCTCAAAAAACATCAATTTAACAATAATATGCAAAAAAATATTATAATTAAATAGAAATTATTGGTATGTTGAATGGTGTTAGCGATGTGTTGAAAAACATGTTTTTTGTTTCAAAATTTATACCTATATTTGTTTAAACAATAAGAGTATTACTAATGGACACAAACTACAAAAAATCAAGAATTGACGAACTTTACGTTGAATACGCAGATGACTTTGGCATGTGGACTAAACACTTGGATGATATGAGTAGTTCAGAACTTCCATTTGAAATTGAAGATTGGATGTATGACTACGCCATTGAGAAACAAATGGAGAATGTCATTAATGAGGGCGACCTGGTAGTAACAAGGCTGGGTTTGGTTGAGGGCAATTACTATGGAGAAATGCTTTACATTAATGATATGGAGTTAATTGAACCAACTGAAGTTGAAGACATTAATCACATTTGGTTAGCAGTTAAAGGAAAAAGTGGTTATTTATATTCAGTTCAAATGCTTAATAAAGTAAAATAATGGAAAAAATAGAACCAAAAATCGGCGAAGAAATCGAAATCGAAGGCATGAAGTTAATTTGTGTTCAAGATGATAATTGTCACAAATGCGCATTGTATAATAAGAAAATTGATTGCAATACAATAAAGTGTATTAACTTTCAAAGAGAAGATCTTGAAAACGTAATATTTACACTAAAAGACACATTATGAAAAAGACTGAATTGAGAGAAGAAATCATCAGACACATTAGATGTTATCAGAAAAACTTAACAGTTAAGTATTTGAGTGAGTTATCGGATGAAGCTTTAATTAATAATGTCCATCCAAGTTGTGAAAAGTTTTATGGAGAAAAATTAATTCCATGTAAATACAAAAAGTAATATTATGAAAAAAGTATTATTCAAGAAGTGGATTCCACGAAAAACCGAAAAGAAAACAGGTTTTAATTATGAAACAACTGTACCTGGTACTGGTTGTTATGAAAAAGATTTCACTCAAAAAGGTGAATTTCTTGCGTGGTGTATTGACTATATTGATGATGGAACTGGCGCATCATTTACAGTTGCATTAGTTATGATTGACGATGGAACAGTTGTAAAAGTTCTAGTTGAAAATATTAAGTTTATAATTGAAGAAAAAATTACTAATATATCTTCTAATACTATTAAGTACATTAGAAGCGAAAGAGTAATGTCAATAAACTTCCATTCATTTAAAACAGATGAAGAGGTTGTTGAGTATTTTGAGAATTTATTTGGAATTGGAAATGTACCTAAATGGTGGAGAGAATAATTATGAAAAAATGGGAATTAAAACTAGGTGACAAAGTTAGAGTTAAAAACTGGCTAAGTGATAATAGTAAGGCATCAGATGGTCTAATATTCTTAAAACAAATGAACTGTGAAAAAGAACTTACTGTTGAATCTATTTCAATTAATGGCAACCTTACAGTGTCTGAACAAAGACCATCATATTATTATTCACCTAAGTTTGTTAACAGGAGTTACAATCATGGTGACAAGTTTACAGTTCGCACTTACCTGCACGAGGGTGACCTTTGTGATGGTGGTTATTTCTTAAACGAAATGAGATCATCCGAACCACTTGAATTAGTTAAATACAACAAAGCAAATAGCATGCTTATGTCTAATGACTTTTATTACACACCAGAAATGCTTATACAATGGAAAGAGTAGAAGACTTTAAAGAGCTTGTTGTATTTGATGGCATTGACTATTATACAGCAAAAGAATGTAATGATGAAATTGGAGAAGAACTAATGTGTGTCTGCGATGACATTGAAAAAGCTGGTATTATTGCAAATGCACTAAACAGTATTAAATGACCTCAAAAAAACCGACGTCGAAAAAAGACGGTAAAATAAAAGACGAACTTTCACAGTTGTTTGTGAACCCTAATGGTGTATTGTGTTACACTGTTAAACTTTACGAAATAGATATTTATACAATGATTGGTGTACAGCCTTACTTATATACAAATGAAAGAGGTTGCATCAAAGGTTGGAGATATACACATATTTAAAAATTAAAATCATGAAAAAACAAGCTATTATTAATGCAATTAATGAGTATTGCGAACGCAGAAATGTTGAAGAGTTGACAATCGATGATATTATTGAGTACATGTCAATTAGCGGTACAAGTCTTAAATGGGAAATGTTACAATGTGTAGCAAACATATTTGCAAAAAATGAACAACGTGGACCACGTAGAGTGTTTACTGAAAATAATGAGTCAATACATGTTATCTCTGAAAATTTAGATGATGACATTGCAACACTAAGAAAAAATGCTGATTCATTAATAGATTCAACATATCCTGACCAAAACGTTATCTTTGAATACAGAGAAAATGGTTTTCTTATTATTATTGAATCACTAATTGGATTATAATATGCACGAATACTATTTAATACAAAGTTTCTTAACATCAGAGTTTTGGAACGAAGAAAAACAAGAGTTTGACTCTTTGGCAAATGGAACAAAATACTTTTCTCCACCAATAGAACAACTTAGTAAGAGAAAGTCAAACAATATACACTATCAGTTAACAAAAGCATCTGAAAAAAGAATATGCGTTATTGTTAAGATATACTGTAAATAACATGGCAAGAGACACTAGTAAAAACACAGAAAGACAGATTGGTGAAAAATTCATCGATATGTTCGACAATAAAGTTGTCGTAAAACAAGCAGAAATTGAAAACAGTTGTGTTGGTTGCATATATTTCTTTGGAAAAAGAGTTGAAAGAATGTGTCCAGGCAGACTTAATGAACTTGGGTATTGTACTACACATATGCGATCTAAAAAGGACTCTATAATCTTTAAAATCCGCGACTAATGCCAGGTGAAGTAAAAGTAAACACTAATTGGCACTTAAACACATCAATTGAGTTTACAGCCAATGGAATGTATGTACGAGTAAGTCTAAACATTGAGCCAGGACTTGCTAAATATCTCTCACCAAATAATGTAACACGTGGCAAACAAAGAACCGTTTATGCCCTGAGAAGTTTCATTGACTCAGATTTAGTATGCAAAGCAAACCTTGAAACTATACAAGGAATGTTATTACAAAACTGTATGAAAAACATTCGCATAGCAAAAGAAAAAAGAGAAAATGCAAACAAGAGAATTAATACTATCTCTAATAGATAAGTATAAAGAAAACAAAGCATGTCTTGGTGGTTCAAGAAGTTTGATGTTGAGAGATATTAATCTTGGAAGAACACCAGTTGATATTGATATAATAGTAAATAAACAAGTTGATTTAAATACTATTGAAGAAGAAATTAATTCTTACAATGATAAAGTTATTTCTACAAGAATTAATGGCATAAAAGTTGACTTTCTTCTTGAAGAAGAAGATTATTCAATTGAGACAATATGTGGTATACCATGTATAAATATTGAATCACTGCTTGCAGCTAAAAAAAGATATAATAGTGGTAAACACATTGAAGATATTAGAATTATTGAAAATAACTTATTTAAAAATCAAAAAATGAAAGAATTAGAAGATTACACTGAAAAAGAGTGGTTAGAAATGTCACAATGTGATGTTGAAAACTTAATTAAGTTTACGGCAATTAATAGGTGCATACCTATACCAGAAAAACCAGAGTTTATTCAAGAAGAGTATAATGTAGAAGTTAACAGATTTTTTAGATCTGATTTATTTCCAAATATGTACTTTAATAATGCAGAAACACTTGATTCAATTATTAACATTGTAAAAGATAATGACAATGTTAAGTTTGGCGAACAATACAGGTATTTCTATCATAATGGAGTACAAGTAAATAAAATTTTAAACAAACCAAAAGAAGGTTTATTTAAAGTTGATTTTGTACATGGTGTTGATGAGAATGTATACGAGAAAATTGAGGTTAGTCTCAAAGAAAAGAACAAAAGAGAAGAGTTGTACAAAACACAATTGGGAGAGTATAAACAAGCTTGTACAGAAATCAATGAAATTCGCGATTTCATTAGTACACAAATTGAAAAAGCTCATTACAACGAATCACTTCGTATTAATTTCTCTTCAAAATTTGAGAAAGATTATATGCCATTAATAAGTGACACTAAAAAAGCGTTAGAGTTATTTACAAAAACATATAAACTTGATCAGTTTGTAGTTGACTATATTGTTGAAAAATACAATATTCAATAAACGTGCTAAAAAACATACACATTTTATAAATTGTATTGTTTTTTTTATTATATTTGTATATAATTAATTATTCACAATTTAAAAATCACAGTCATGAGTAGCTTAGTAAAAGAAGACCTTGCAAAACTTAGTGTTAAACAACTTGAAAAGTACAAATCAGGTATGAATCCTGAAACAGATGCTGAAGACATCGCGGTTGTCAATGAAGTTATTGCTGAAAAGACAAACAGCATTGATAAAGTAAAAAACGACCCGTCAGTTGCCACTGAAATTGAAGGTGCAAAAGACAAGAAGGCTGAAATTGAAAAACTTCGTGCAGAACGTGAAGAAGCAAAAGCCAAGGAAAAAGCTGAAAAAGAAGCCGCTGCCTTAAAACGCAAAGAAGAAAAAGAAAAAGAAAAAGCAGTGCGCGACGAAATTGCAGAACTTAAGGCTAAAGAAAAAGCTGAAAAAGAAGCCTTGAAGGCAGAAAAAGAAAAAGAAAAAGCTGGAAAAACTGCAGCCAGGTTAGCGAAACAAGAAGAACTCAAGGAAGCACGCAAAAAAGCTGCCGAAGAAATTGAACAACGTCGTATTGAACGCGCTGAAGCAGCTGAAAAACGTGCACAGGAAAACGCAGAACGTCTTGCGCAACTTGCGGCAAATCCAAAGCCAAACAAAACTCAAACTATCCGCCAATTACTAGCCAAGGGCTTCAGCAACCAACAGATTGCAGAAGAGACTGGTTTTGCTCGTAAATTTGTTTGCGATACTGTTTGGAGAATTGAGCAAGAAATTAAAACCCAGGAATACATCCAAAAGAAACGCGAAGAGCAAGCAGCTTCATTAGCAGGCGATGTTTCTTCGGCAGAAGAAAATACAAACACAGTCGCCGAATAGTGTTTGTGGTTAATAGTTTGATTTGATTTGAATTTAAGAGCAACCGTTTAAAATGGTTGCTCTTTTTTTTACAATTGTGTTTTAAAACATTCAAATAAATTTTAATATTAAATAATTAATGGCTATCTTTATGAAATAATAATAAGGAAATGGAAGCAAGTAAATTGAAGTTATTACAGGATGGAAACAAATTAAGAAAAGAACTTAATTTAGTTGTAAGGTGGAGGGTGTTAACAAGCAATGGTGGAAAAGCTAGAATTGTTGCATACCAAGACGCAAGAGACTATCAGAAAGCTCTTGATTATGTTTGTGGACCTGACCATTGGGAAAATGAACCAATGAATCTCAATGGAAAGATGTATATGCAGGTAAGAATTAAAATTGATGATAACTGGATTTCAAAAAGTGATGTTGGAACAGAAACATCAATAGAGTCAGTAAAAGGTGAAGCATCTGATGCGTTTAAAAGAGCGTGTGTGGTATGGGGCTTGTTTAGAGATCTATATGACTATGATTATATAGTGTTAGACTTCGACACAAGAGATAAGTGTCCGGTAACACCAGATGGAATAAAATTAAAAACACCAGATGCAATATCTACTTATTGTAATGGAATAAGTAAACCAATGGGTAGTTTAATAAATTTATACAAAACAATTGGTACTAACGTTGTTAATGAAAATGAGCAACTACTTAATGCTTTTGGTGTTATTAAGGAATACATTAAACAAAATCTATAGTTATGTTTGAACAAGAAGAGGAAGACCTAAAAAAACAAATTGAATCATCAAATAAAAATGAAGAAATTATTGATGAATCAAAAGAAGTAATCTTACAAGGTTCAAAGAACTGGTTTAAAATGCGACTTGGTTTATTAACTGGTTCAAAATGGCCAAGTATAATGACAAAAGGAAGAGGTTCTAAATATGGTGATACATTTTATAAAATGTTATACACGATATTTGTAGAGCGCGATTTGTCTGATGATGGTATTGATCTTTATGTTGAAGAAGAATATAACAAAGAGTTCAGACAAACAAGATGGGGAAACAAGTATGAACAATTTGCTCGTGAAGAGTATGAAAGAATAACTGGTGATATTGTTGATCTAACAACATTCAAAGTATCTAAAATACTCCCATGGATTGCAGGTTCATTTGATGGTGAGATTCCTTCAAAAAATAAAATAATTGAAATAAAGTGTCCATATGACCCAGTTGTTCACATTAAAAATTGCGAACTTGCTGAAAGTGGAATAACAGATAAGCATACATACTATCCACAGATTCAATGTAATATATTTGTATCTGGTGCTGATTCATGTGACTTTATTTCATACGACCCACGTCGCAAGACAAATAAAATTGTAGTAATAAATGTACCAAAGGATGATGCATTTATAGAAAAAATGATCACCAGAGGCACTATTCTTGATTCAGCATGTGATTTGATGTTTAGTGACAATTTGACGGCTGAAGATGCGGTTATTCTAGCAGAAAAATATTACAAAGATGGAAAAATCTGATTACATAGAATCAGCTGAACTATTTGGTCTAAAAACTAAAATACAAAGAGATGTGTTTGCATGTTTTTTAGAATTTCAAGTAGAGGTTGTTGGTAGTGACTTTAGTTTAGTGCATGAATTTCTATTACTTTTAAGTAACTCAAGAGAAATTCCAGATGACCCGCTTGATATATTTTATGGAATATGCTTAGTATTTCCAATGACAAAAATAAATATATTTAAACTAATAAGGCTATATTTAGACGAGTATGGTCAACTTGAATAATAATTAATAATTAAAAATCATTAAAATGGAACGTGCAAAGATCAATTTGGCAGCATTGCCATCACACAAAATCGTAAAAGTAAAAGTAGGCGGAGAAGAAGTTGAAGCAATTCTTATCCCAATCGCAAAAAACAATTTATTCCTTAGTGATAAGGGAAACGTATTCATGGACCTTGTTTTGTTCGAAAATAAAGAGCCATTAAAAGATAAGGATGGTTTGATCATTCAAACACACATGATTAAACAGTCTTTACCAAAAGACATGCGCGAAAAACAAACAAAAGAAGAAAAGATGAATCAACCAATTATTGGTTCAGCTTGCATTATTGGTAGTTTTGTTCGTGACGAAAAACCAGCAGTACAAGACGACGACGTCTCAACACCGGAAGAGGATGATCTTCCATTCTAAAATACTTGCACTAGTTGCATTGCGTTCAGGTTATTTTAATTAGATTCGTTTTGCCGCATAGATGAGCAGTCTATGCAGGGGGATTGCAAATGTTGATATATGGTGCAGTACCGTAGGTTCGAATCCTACTCCCCCACTAAATCAAGTCAAATATGTTGAAGTTATATGATTATCAAAATCAACTTAGATATAAGACTAAGTTGGCAATGATAAATGGTAATAAAAGAATATTAATACAGTCACCAACAGGAAGTGGTAAAACTGTTACATTTTCAATGGACGTTTTTGAATCTGGCTCTAAAGGTTACAAATGCCTAATATTAACAGACAGAATAGAATTATTAAATGGAACAGATGGAACACTTGGAAAATTTAACATTGAGGCAACCACAATAACAAGCGGCGCAAAATACCCACCAAATAGTTACCATCATTGCATAGCAATGTCACAGACTTTACGTAGAAGACTAAATTCTGATATATGGTTGAAATTTATTAGATCATTTAAATTAGTAATAATAGATGAAGCACATATACAAGAATTTAATATATACTTTGAGAAAGAAGTATTTACGAAAGATCAATATATATTCGGATATACAGCTACACCGATTAGATCAAAAAAGCAAAGACAATTATCAGAGGACTATTCTGTATTAATAGAAGGTCCGCAAGTTCAAGAACTTATAAATTCAGGTCATCTTGTTAAAGACATGTATTATGCTCCAAAACACTTTGACCCAACTGGTATATCATTAAATACATTTGGTGAGTATAATGAATATGAAATGTTTAAAAAGTTTGAAGAAGTAATATCATATGATAGTATAATTAATAATTGGAAAACAATATGTAATGATACAATATCTATAGTATTCTGTTCAAACACAGAACATGTTTTAAATACATGTAAGGCATTTAATGATAATGGAATAAAAGCAAAATTTATAGTATCACCACTTAGTAAGCCAAAGTATGATGATGAAATGACAGATGAGCAATTTGTTTCTTATAAAGAAAAATTAATACTATATGAGAAATATATTGATTATATGTCTAAGTATTCTGGAAATAGAGATGATGTAATTGAAGATTGGAAATCTGAAAAATTTAAAGTACTTGTAAACACAAATATATACACTAAAGGTTTTGATCATAAACCAATAGAAACTGTTATTGTACTTAGAGCAACAACATCAGAGGCACTATGGTTGCAAATGCTTGGAAGAGGTAGTAGAACGTTTGAAAATAAAACACACTTTAATGTTCTTGATTTTGGTAGTAATGGCGAACGTCTTGGTATGTATGCTCAAGAACGTAAGTTTTATCTTAATCATGATCAAAGAGATTCAAATGGCGTAACACCAGTTAAAGAGTGTGGACTAATAAAAGGAATTAAAAAAGTAGACAAGAATAATAATGCAGGATGTGGATGTCTAATACTTTCATCACGCAAGATCTGTAACTACTGTGGTTATATATTTGAGCAAGAAAAAGTTGAAATTGATATAGATTTAGTGCATATAAACTATAATTTTGATGATACTAAGTCTGATTTAAAATACAACGACTACGAATTTGGTAAATTAGAAAGAAAAGCAGAAGAACGTGGGTATAAGTTTAGTTGGGTAATAAACCAGGTTATAGCACTTGGTGGCATTGATGCTTTGACAGCATTCAGAGATTATAAAAATTATAAGACAAGTTGGATATTCTCAATAGAAAAATCATATGCTGAATCAATAAAGAGGTATAATGAAAAAAACAAAGAAAAAGTGCTTGAGTTGCCAGAGGAAATTGAAATCCAAGGGAAACTATTGTTCTAAATGTCAAAGATTAAAAAACCCATATAAATATGCATACCAAACACTTAAAGATAATGCAAAAAGAAGAGGTAAAGAATTTTCACTTACGTTTGAACAATTCTGTGAATTTGCTATACAAACAGATTACATTGCTCGCAAAGGAATCAGAAAAAACAGCATTCATATTGACAGAAAAAATGAGAAACTTGGTTATACAATAGATAATATTCAACCACTTACAAATTCAGAAAATGTAAGAAAGTATCTTAAGTATTACTGGGATGAATATAATAAGAAAATGAACTTTGAATTTAAAACTTATAAAGATGGAGAAAAAAAAGAATGTTCTGGAGAAAGTGACGGATATAATGATTCACCGTTCTGAGGAAAAAGATAGGGAGTATGGTCCATTTGATGAATCACTTGAAAGAGCAGCTATAATTGCTACTCAATTAACTGGTATTGAAATAACAACAGAAGTATTCATGAAATGTATGATTGCTTTGAAACTTAGCAGAATGCGTTACAACATGAAGGAAGATACCATAATGGACGGTATTGCATACATATATGGTGCATATGAATACTCTGTTAAATTAAAAGAAGAAGTTGAAAACTTACCATTCCTATCTAAAGACAATGAATAACTTATTTGAAAGAAGATACAAAGAGTTGATATTTGATATATTAACCAATGGAACTGAAGAAGAAGTTCGTGATGGAAATAAGGCTATAACAATGTTTGGCAAGAGTCTTGAGTTTCAGTGTGTATTGAATGTTTTTCCTCTATTAACATCAAAGGAAATGTTCTTTAAGAATGTTAAATTTGAATTAAAATGGTTATTAGATGGTCTTACAAATGTACACTATTTGAAATCAAATGGTGTATCAATATGGGATAAGTGGGCTGATGAATCCGGAGATATTGGTGATACATATGGAAGACAACTACGTAGTTTCAATGGAATTGATCAACTAAAAACTATAATAAAAGAATTAGTTGAATTTAAAAGAAGTAGACAATTAGTTATTTCATTATGGAATCCAGTTGCAATATCTCAAGGTAATAGAAGACCATGTTATCCGATGTTTCAATTTCAATATTCTGGTGGAAGATTAAATATAGCAATAACACAAAGAAGTGCAGATGTTTTTGTTGGTCTTCCATATGATATTGCATTTTTTACATTAATGTTAAGATTAGTATGTGCATATATTGACGAAGCACCTGGAAAGGTATTAATAAACATAGCTGATGCGCATATTTACGTAGAACACATTGAAGCATGTAAAAGATACTTAACCAATGAAACGTTTGATTTACCAAATTTAAGGTTAAATGGACAAGATATATTTAACTTTGAACCAAAGAATGTTTGGTTAACGGACTATCAACACTGTGAGTTTATTAAGGCAAAAATAATCATTTAAACTAAACAACTATGAAAATTACAAAAGTTAGAGATGTAAAAACACCATCAAGAGGTACATCTGGTTCTGCTGGAATTGATTTCTTTATTCCAAATGATATAATAACAAGTAATACAAACAACAAAATTTTTATTGCTCCAGGTGAAAGTATTTTGATTCCATCTGGAATTATAGCAAATATACCACATGGTTATATGCTAACAGCTTTTAATAAAAGTGGTATTGCTTCAAAGAAAAAATTACTAGTAGGTGCTCAAGTTTGTGATGAAGATTATCAAGGTGAAATACACATAAATCTTCACAATGTTGGTAGTAGTTATGTTACAGTTGAACCTGGTGAAAAAATAGTTCAATTTATACTTGTACCAGTTTTATATGAAGATATTGTTGAAGTTGCTGTTAATGAACTTTTTGATTCAACAACAGAAAGAGGTGCTGGTGGGTTTGGACATACTGGAAATAAATAAACATGGAATACAAAATAACTGTATTTAAAAGCATGACTTCTGATATACCATTTTATTATGATGTATCAGAGGTTTTGTTAAGTATTAAAAGAGGTAAGAATAAAGACTTAATAAGTAAAATACGCTCTGAGTCTGATAAAGAAAAAAGAGATAGACTTAAAAAGAATTTATTCTATATATGCTTTTCTGGTGAGTTTAGAAAGAGACTAAATGAAGAACTTGTAGAACATTCAGGTTTGATATGCCTTGATTTTGATAACTTTCCAAATAAGAAAACACTTGACACTTGGTTAAATAAAATAAAATCAAACATACATTGTTTTGCTGCATTTATTTCTCCATCTGGTATGGGTATTAAAGTATTGTTTAAAATACCAAAGTGTAAAACAAATGATGAGCATAACCTAAGATTTGACGCTATTCACAAATACTTTTCTAATTGCGAATACTTTGACAAAAATGGAAAAGGAATGAATAGAGTTTGTTATGAAAGTTACGACCCAAATGTATATGTAAATAAGGATTCTGAAATTTTTACTGATATATGCACAAACGTAGTTGACAAAAATGATAGATTATCATCAATTAAAGCAACAGTTGATTCTGATGCTTATACTGTATTTAATAAATTAATAACGTGGTTTGAAAATAAATATAATCTTAGAAAGGGTTCTAGAAATGAAAACCTTTTTTATCTTGCTTCAGCATGTAGAGACTATTCTATAGATGAAAATATTGCAACAGTTTTAATATATAACTACGCATCAAATAAAGCAGATGACTTTTCATCAATATCATCAGAAATACCAATAATAATAAAGTCTGCTTATAACAAAGTTTCTGCTGGAAAAAAGATGATAGTTATACCAACAGAAGCTATTGCTAGTGATGAAGATAAAGAAATTGATCTATTATCATTTAATGTTGATTTTGATGAAGTTGTTGTTGAAAATATTATTGAAGACACTAAAATTGAAGATGTTAAAGATGAATCAGATGAAAATAAAATTCCAGCATTTTGTGAATTTTGGAAATGGTCTGGTACTTCAAATAAAATAGATTTCCTTAAACTAAAGAAATTCCTACAAGATAATGGTTTTTATAGATATGAGTTAAATGAAAAGAACTTTATATTTATAAGAGTTATTGATAACTCAATTCAAGAAGTTGATGTTAGACATATAAAAGATTTCATGTTAAGATGTCTTGAAAGTTGGGATAAGACTGATATATATAACATGATTGCTGAAAATACTAAACTTAAAAAGGAATATCTTAACTATCTAGACCCACTTAAAATAATATGGAATAAAGATACAAAAGATATATGTTGGTTGTACTTTAATAATACTGCGGTTAAAATAACATCTGAAAGTATAGAACTTGTTCCATATATTGAACTTGATGGATATATTTGGAAAAATCAAAGAATAAAAAGAAACTTTAAAACATTAAGTGAATCTAAGTCTAATCAAAATGATTTTGCAAGATTTGTTTCAAATGTATGTGCATCGAGTGAAAAAAGAATAAATAGTTTTAGGTCTGCAATTGGTTATTTAATGAATAGGCACAAAAGTAAGTCAACTGCTAAAGCTGTAATATTTAACGACGAAATAATAGCAGACGAAGCAATGGGTGGCACTGGGAAAGGCTTAACAATGCAGATAATAGGAACGGTTAGAAATGTTGTTTTAATACCAGGCGCTGACTTTGATACTGGAAAAGATTTCGCATGGCAACGAATTGGATTTGATACTGATATAGTTCTAATAGATGATATAGAGAAAAACTTTAAGTATAAAAAACTATTTACATTTATAACCGATGGGTGGCCAATAAGAAAACTTTATCAAGATGAAATATTCTTACCACCAGAAGATTCTCCCAAGGTTGTTATAACAACAAATTACTCGTTGAAGGGTGATACAGATAGTTACGAAAGAAGAAAATTCGAATTAGAATTGCATGCTCATTATAGTAAGAAATATCAACCAATAGATGATTTTGGTAAAGAGTTCATAACCGAATGGAATGCAGAAGAAAAAAATCTTTGTGATAACTATCTTGCATACTGCGCTAAATACTTTCTAAAAGAAGGTTTAGTTTCTCCAAGTTATATTAATTTGGAATACAAAAAGCTAATTGTTAATACCTCGATAGACTTCGCATCATTTGCTGAAACATATCTAAAAGACAACTTAAGATATGTAAAAAAAGACATATACGCATTTTATAAGAATGAAAACGGGCTCGGCCCGTATGACTTTCCAAATCAGAAAATATTTACTGACTGGATGGTATATTGGGGTAAATATAAAAATATGAATACTATAAGCAGATCTGGGGCTGGTGGTTCTGTTTTTGTATATGGACAAGGTTTAAAAGAATGGAAAAATCCTAAAAACGAAATTGATTTCTAATGAGAAGTATAGGAAGAAAATTAGGTTTAAAACCTATTGAAGTTTTAAATCTTATTGATATTGAAGAAAGAATAAACAGGAATAAGTTTATGTCTATAGAAGATTTCAGAGAAATGTTAACCTATTTGCCTGGATTAACTACAGCATTAACTGAAGCATTACAACTTCCAATACATGAAGCTATTTATATTGTAAAGAAAAAGAAATACTCAAGTGTATTGTTACCTGATTTAATTTGTGAATATAAAGTAAGGATTGGAATAAATATAATATAATGGCAAAACACGAGTTTATAATAGATAATTCGGTTGATATAACTGAGTTGAGCGACATAGTTAAAGTTGAAGTATGTAAATATTGCGATGTTAAACTATGGACATGGACAAAAAGATTTAAAGATAATTCAACAAAAGATTATCAATACATGTTTGTTGGAAACACACAATATTGGAATCCAGATGAAGATTGTAAAGATACATATGGATTAAGAAAACTAAAAGAAAAGAAAAATGAAAAGCAACTTGAATTATTTAAAGTTTGACACACTTATTTGGTTACTAATAGGTTTATTTTTATCAATATTATTGTTTCACTTATTAAATTAAAATCATTATGAAAAAACTATTATTAATTATCAGTTTACTACTTACTATTGGTGTTAGCGCCCAGGACAAAAAAGTCATCAACGGAAACGAGAGAAAACCAAATGGAACTCCAATTGGAAATTCTGAATCGCAGCAAAGACTTGATGTTACCGCTGAAAAAGCGAAAGCCCAGCAAGCAGCCATAACAAACATTCAGCAATACTTTGACATTTCTGCTGAAGGTACACTTTACCCAAAAGGAACGTTTCCCAGGAAGGTAGATACTACAAAAGTTCTTGTATTATACTCGACACTGGACAAGGTAACTGGCGAGGATGGAACGGAATTTACCTCTCCTAAAGTATTGCAAAAGGTAATGTATGTGCTTAACAAACCAAACTCGTTTTCTGCCATGGATTACTTTGATGAAAATATGAAGCCAATAGGTAAAGAATTAATTATTTGGCAGACAAAAGAATTTCCTAAAAAGTAAAAAAAAAAATATATGCCACTATACTATAAATATAGTGGCATACTTAAATAAATATTATGGCAACACGTGGTAAAGCTGAGGAAGCTATTATACAGTCAAACTGTGTAATATGGTTATGGAATAATTATCCAGAAACAAGGGGTTTATTTTTTGCTGTTGAAAATGAAGGTAGTAGACTTAGTTCAAAACTAATAAAAGACTCAATGCTATATATTCAAGCAAATATAACAAAACCGGCATTAGTTTCAAATAAGTGCAGGGAAATAATAAATATGTGCATAAAAGGAAACCAAGTTGCTGGTGCACAAGCTAGATCAATGGGTGTAACAAAGGGTGTTTCAGACTGTTTGTTTATGTGGAATAAAACAATTTATTGTTTTGAATTTAAAACACAAATTGGCAGACAATCCGAACATCAAGTTGAGTGGCAAAAAACAGTTGAAAATAATAATTATGAATACTTTTTAATAAGAAGTATTGATGATTTTCAAAAAATAATAAAAAAAATAATATCAAAAATTTGACCATATTCGAGTTATTTTTTTCATTGATATATATTTTATCACTAACGAAAAAATAATTGGAATATGATTGAATTTTCAATGATATATGGCCAAATTTTAATCGATTTAATGGTATATGAAACACGTTTTAAAACATGAGATTTATGGAGATGTTTTATTTGATACTAAGACTCAAACGTTTCAAATAATTGATTATGAACGAATATATGGAGAGTCTCTTGTTGATATTAAAAAACATGATGAAATAAAGATGTTTAATGGTGGTAAAAAACCATTTAGATACTTTGATTCCATTGGCGATTTTATTAATACGACTGTTAGTAAGTGTGTTGTTCCGTTAGTGTGTACTGGTATTAAACAAATAAAAAGGAGAACTATGGCAACATTAATTGATATAAATAATACAGTAATAGAACTGTATAATGTTGAAATAGGTGGAACAAACATGTATGGCAAACCAATATGGTTGAATAATAAAATAGATAATTTATATAATGGTAGGTGTTACTTTTGTATAATAGAGAGAAATACAAATTCAATAAATAATTTCCTACTAATAAACACAAAGGAAATAACAAAGGGAATGCATGAAGCACTCCCTTTAGAAAACATAAACAAGTAGACAGAAAAGAAAACCTAACTTATGTGTATAACTATATCATCATTTGATGATTGAAGTTTTAATAAGAGTTTTTCGAATGTATTCTTGCTTTCTGACAATATTCCAATAGCTTTATTGAATCCAACAAGTATACATCCAGATGTGTGATCTTTGTTAATGCCATTGTGTATTCGTATTCCATCAAAACCAGGTACGTTTAACAATAGTGGCATTAATCTTTTAAATCGATTTGACATGTTGATAATAACTTTATAAGTGCCAAATGGAATACAGGTTTCATCTTGAATCTTTTCTTCACCGGCATCTTTTAAGTCACCATCGTGATTTAAGTCGCGATTTTTGTCTTCGAGTGTATCACAAAAATACTCACCATTAATAAATAATTTACCAATTGTATAAGTATCTTTAAATGCAACTCTTTTTAACTCAAGTTTCATTACTTATTAACACCAGTAACACCGGCATCTTTAGCAAAAAAACCAAGTAAACCAATAATAACAGCGGTAATGACATCTTTGATATCTGCACCACCTTGTAGTAATGGAACTGCAATTTGAACTGCTGCTCCAACTAAACCAATTGCTGTTGTTTTCCAGTTTTTCATTACTCTTCAGCTTTTTCAGAAATTTCTTTTACTTTTTCAAGTGACTTATTAATAATTCCACTTGTAAACATGAGAACTGATTTGAAAACCTGTTCTTCATAATCTATAAATGGAATGTCAACAACTGTTGCAAGTTGTTTAGAGCAATATTCAATGAATCCATTTATATCCCTATTTTTCAACAAAGAATAAAATTCATTGATTTTAATTTTAAGTTCAGTATTTGCGGTTTTACCAACAACTTCGTCATCAAGATATGCTATTATGAGTTCAAATAGCATGCGATCTTTTCTTTCAAGCAAACTACCAATGCTTATTAAGCCAAAAAGCTTTCTTTTTGATTTAAAAATTGCATCGAAGTCAACAAGACCATCAAGAAACTTGGAAATATCTTTTTCCATTTCCTTTGTTAGAAATCCATTGTCTCCCATAACTTAATTTTTAATTATATACGTGTCTAACTTGTCATTCAGGGATTTAAAATCATCACGTGATTCTTTACGCATAGTTTCAACCTTTTGCTCTATCTGTGTAAGTCTTGATTCTTGAACTGCAATGCTTGTTATTGTCATTCTATAAAATGCAAAAACTCCAATTGCTAATGCAATTATAAAACTTCCAAGAATACCAGTTAGAGTGTTTATAAATTTAGATTCTTTCTCAGACATTCCTATTACTTTTAATAGTTATTATTCTGGTATAAAAATCAAGTACTTTACAATTAATCTTTATTCTATATTTTTTTGAAAATATATACTTGAATAAAATGAACGCATTGATTTTCATAAAGATATAAATTTTTATTCAATAACAAAAATTTTAAGCAATATATTTTAATAAAATGCTATCAACAATACCACTCCACAAAAAGTAAAATACGAAAATGCTAAAAATAAATCAACTTGTAAATTTTCTTTATTTTTCATAATTTATTTATTTAATTAGTTACCATTATATAAAACTTCTACATAAACATTAGTAATTATAGTCGCACCACTTGTATTTGTTATTTGTAATACATATGAACCAAGTGAACCACTGTGATATTCTGAAATAAAAACACCACTACCTGGATTTCCAGATACAATCTCTTCATTCATAATATTAAATGAACCATCAAAATAGTTATGGTATATTCTCATTCCATAACCATATATTGTGTTGTTTCTTATTATAGTATAAGTTACCCTTACTATTGAATATGTTTTATCAGATGTTAATAATGGTTGATCTGTTGATGTTCCAGTATTTATTGTATGTTTTGCAGTAAATGAACTTCCAGAACCATTTGATGCAGAGGTTATTCTACCTTTTGCATCAACAGTTATATTTGCATTATTATATGTTCCAGCGGAAACACCTGAATTTGGTAAATCATTTGTAACAAGTGCTCTATAACTTGGAACACCACTAGTACCATCTGGTGAAGCTAAATGTAAATTGGCTGTTTGACTACTTAACGAATATGCTATATTTGGCGTAGTTGTTGGATTTGTAACTGAGACAGTTGCAAAATTTCCTCCAGTTCCAGTTAATATATTACTTGTTGATACAGACGAAACTCCTCCACCGTCTCCTGATGGCGCAGTCGCGTAAGTAATTCTCCCATCTGTAGGATTAAAAAACAAGGCATATCCAGTAGAAACATTTCCTATAGCAGACGACGCATACAGCGTACCATCTGATAAAAAATTAAATCTTGTAGCAGATGTATTCCCAATCAAAGTCATAATTGGAAGCGATGAATTTGCGGCTACCTGAATACCTAAGCCTCCAGCATTTGCGTTTGTATTATTAAAATATGATATATATCCACTATTAGATGTTGACTTACTAACATACAATCCAACGTTGCTAAGTGACGCAGACCCAATTCCAACATTTCCAGTTTGATAGTTTATTCCGTATGTATCATTGTTCCATTGACTTGTAAATGTAGGTGTAGCGAATATACCATTACCATTTAAAAATTGATTCGCATTCCCAGTTAGTGCTATTGTTGAACCCCAAGAAGTGCCACCTGATACTACTGCCAATCCAGAACCAGTTGGATAAACCATTCCACCACCAGATGGCGCTGTTCCATATGTTACTTCACCATTATTTGAATTATAATATAAAATATTTGTAGAAGTTTGATTTTGAACTGAATACAAATAAGTATTATTTGTTGCAAATTTTGCATTTTGATAAAAAGCCCCTGCGGTTTGACCAATATAAACAGCGGCACCATCATACCACAACTCTCCATATCTACCAGTAGATGGATTTGTGTCAAAGTCTGAATCCATAAGTCTTAACGTAGGAGATGGACTTCTAACTTGTAAGATATGGTATGTAGAACCATCTATAATTTTAAAATTATCTGTTCCTTTTATTGTACCGTCTCCTGTCCAAATACCAATTTGATTATTTACCGGTGTTCCCACTTTGTATACATCTCCTCCAGTTGGTATTACTATATTTCCAATGCCAAATAAAGAATAACCATTAATTGTGTTTAATGACACATATCTAGCGCCATTTGTTCCATCTGCAGCAAGTACTTGATTTAAACTTGAACCTGTTGATAAGATATTAATCCCTTCTGGATAAGTATAACTAAAATTACCACTACCATCGTTTTTAAGGAATCCAGATGCGTTAGACAGTGCTCCAAAAGTTCCATCGCTAGATGCTGTTGTCAGGCGTGTTCCGGTACCTGAAAGATTAGAAATTTTTACGCTACCATTATGATAAAACACAATCCTATTACTCCAAGAACTTGAATTATTTCTACTCTGAAATACCATTGGGTTAACTCCTCCACCTATATCTTGAGAGGTAATCCTCCACCCAGACCCACTTTGATAGTTTGAACTAAATATTTCAATTCCACCATCCCTAGTTTGTAAACCTATCTCGGTATCTTCTCCAATATATTCTTTGTCAAATAATCTGATTGCACCTTTATATGTCGGCTCACCACCGCCTCTGTAATCAAAAAGAAAAGAGGTTGTTGATATATTTGTTGCAATAGAGGTATTCACGAACTTAGTCCCATCCCAATAAGGCAAGTAACCTGAACTCAAAGAGGAATGTAGGTTGTTGCCGTTGAGAAGGTAACCAGTACTATTGACTGTACTTGAGAAAACAGCATTTCCTCCAAATCCAAAATACAATCTGGATATATCAGGAGTTCCACTAAGTACTGAACTTTGTTTAATATCAAAATCGCCATATTCCTGATTATCCGTATTAATGCTCCAATTTCTAACATTAGTTGAGTTTGTTTTAGTATTCTTAAATAAAATACCTGCGCCATAATCTCGCATTGCTATAACTGATACCCCTACAACATCTAGTGTTGTGGTGCCGAATAAACCACTACCATTAACCTGAAGTGCATTTACTCCATCATTAGTAGCTGTATTTATTAATACATTGCCCCCTAATGGATTTATACTTAATTGTCTTGCCGCATCTGAACTATCAACAAAACCTTGTATTGAAGGCTCAGAGCCAGAATCAACCCCAAATTTTATCCCCCTATTGACATACGTATCAGCTAATTTGATATTTGAATTAACCCCGGCAACCGTTAATGCGCCATTAAAATACCCACTACCATTAACAGCTAATTTGTTGTTGGTTATTTCTGTACCTGTCGAGTAGCCTATACCAACGTTTAAAATTGAATTAAACCTGACAACTTCTACTGGGTTCCAAAATCCAGAAGTATTTACACCAAAAACTAAATCTGTGTTTGAGTTGCCTGTTGCAGTACTTTCCCCCCTGATATAAGCTTTACCTATGCCAGATAGGTTATTATAACTTTTAAAAACAAGTTCTGAATAATTTCCAATTGTTGTTCCAATCGTATTTAAGAAAGTACTAGTCCCATCCGTATAAATAGGGCTATTCCCCAACCCACTAGCATCGCTAATGTGATAAGGAATATAACCATCAGTAAGGTTAGTTAGTTTAGCTGTTGTGGCTTGAATAGAACCGTTTGGAACAATTACATTGAAATTAGTTCTATCTAATTGAAGTATATCCAAACCTCCTGTACTATTGTAAAAATGTAGCATTTCGCCACCAGCATATTGCCCTATTCCTGAAGTTTCTGTTAGAAACATTATGTCAGAGCTATTCCAAACTGATGATTGTTGATACCCTAATTTGCCAACTTGAAATGATTGCATTACACCACTTCCACTAATATTAAAATTGCCTATTTGCTGACTTATTCCATTCCAAATATACGCCGTACTACCACTTGCAGGAGCTTTCCCAGCCAACGCATCAAATAAAGCATTTTCACTTGGTGCTTTGTTTGTTACTCCGTCATTTATTTGATCTTCAACAACTGCTGCTTGAGCTCTTGCATCAGTAAAGTATAGATTTGTATTCTCAGTGATATGAGAAGTATTTAAAGTAACAACACCTTGTTGACCATTTACTGACACTACGTTATCAGTGCCAACCGAACGTTCCCAAGTCGTTCCATTATAGATAACCCAATCACCGGAGTAAAAACTTATTGGTCCACTTCCAAAATTAACTGTACCGGCTAAATTATTTTTATAAACCCAACCAGCAGTTCCAACTCCATCTGTTAAAGTAGGTGTATTTGTTAATGCAGACCAAATACCTTTATAAATCATTAATGAAGCTGGTAATTGTGAGAATGGCACTTTGCCACCAGCATCTAAAGTAGCAACACCATTATTAGCCCCCATCTCAGTACGCTTGACTTGCGCATCATTAGTTACGTTACTTAAACCAACGCTTTCTTTTGTTAATGTAACATTAGTAGCTAATCCACCTGAATCAAATCCAGCTATTGTATTTATAGTGCCAGTATGTCCAGCTTTATTCCAAACCAGTGATTCATGTGATAAATCACTATGATTTCTAACTCCAGAGTTTTGTATTGCACCTTCCCAAACACGTGGATATGCTGTTCCATTTAAAGCATCTTTTTGAATTACTATTTTACCAACATAAACCGTATGTGAAGTCATTACAGATGGAGTTGCAGGCTGTAACTCATTTATAGCGTCAGATTCTTTATTATATTGATTACCATGTATAAAGTAAACTTCATTGTCATCACCAATATATCTCCAAAAATATTTAGATACCCAATAACTATTGTTAAGTGATAACCTGTTTACTCCATCAGAATAATATGTAGCATCATATGATGTTCTTTGTATTTTATTCCAAACACCACTTGATAAATAATACTCATACATTAAACCAGATGTTCCAGCGATATTTTCAGGCATATTATCATAATACTGAACCGCAAATATTGCAGAACCAGATGAAACAATTGATTTTCTTGTAGGTATAGTAGATAATATTAAACCAGTCCACCTTATACCACCATTTATGTAAATATCTTTTATCATTAACTTATTAGCTAATAATATTCCATATAAATCATACTCTTCAAAGTGTACAGTTGTTCCCTCTCTTGTTGCTATTATTAATGGTATTTTTGTAAAATTATCTTTAAATATGGTATTATCAAGAGTTGAAGTATATGTTGGTGTACCAGAACCATAGTCAGCATATATAAAATTAACAACACCATCTGATAATGTTATTGTTGATGAACTTGTAATTGCTTTTTGTATAATTCCAGCACTACCATTTGCATTTTTAGAAAAATTAAATACACCATCATTACCAAGCGTAACGGTACCATCTATATTTTTTATATGTGTAGGCATTACCGCAACACCAATATGTAATGGTAAATTTTGCCCTTTAGCTATAATAGAATTAGTATTTAAATCAACATCTCTATTAGCATTATTATATGGAACTAAATATCTATCTGCATAGTATTTTGATATTATTCTCATTTCACCATAACCACCAAGTCTTGCCCAAAATGCAGAATCACCAATGTTAAAATAAAATGTAACATTATTTGGTGTTTGTAGTTGTTTACATGTTATTGGTTTAACTTCACCAGTTTGAGTATAACCAAAATAAAAAGAAAATAAAAGTAGTATTAATATTATTTTTTTCATATTATTTAGATATTTCTATTAGTCCAGACATTTCATCAACACTCCCAAATGTTATATATAGTATTTTACCATTACTATATACTTCATATTGTTTTTCAGATCTTTCTAGTAAATTACCATCAATATCTTGTTGAAATAGTTTACATTTTGGCTTATCACCATAGTCGTTAAAATATAATTCATCATAAGTATGAATTGGATAATCAATTGGTAATTTTGGTTCTATACTATTTTCAAATGGAACTCTTATTGCATTAGGGTCATTATTCCAAAGTATATCAAGTTCAATTGATTTACTGTATTCTGATGCAACTTTATCAAGATAATTTCTAAATATAGGCGCTAACACTGGAGCTCTACCAGAAAATACTGATTTATAGTAAACCGCTTCGCATGATATTGTTGGACAAACATTTGTTCTAAAAATATCAAGTACATCAATATAATTAATTGAAAATACACTTGTTTCATATGTATGACCAACATAATCCTGTAAATAATAACCAATCGCTTTTTCTTCAAATCCAACGTCATTAGCGTCTATTGACTTAAAATACACACGCCATTTTGGAAAGTTATCAACATCACCTTCTGATAATAAAATGCAATCAGTTATAAGCATTCTCCATGCTACAGTGTTTATATGTTTTATTAAATTACTCATTGAGATATAATAAGACTTATATTTATACTTCTTCTTATTGTAGCAAGTGAATTTATATATATAATATTATTATTAGATTTAAAACCACCGTAAGCATTGAAGAATGGTTTTAAAACTATACTATAGCCATCATTATCAATATAACTAATATTAATGCCAGCCAATTGTCTACCAAGATTGTGAGTTATTTTCAAGTCTATACCATTATTACCACTTGCTTCAAATAAAAAATCTGCTGTTCCTGGTCCTCTTGTTATAACTCCATTACATCTATTCGCAACCGAGTCTCCGTCTGGTAAAGTTATGGTATAAACAGATTGTTTGATAGTTACATCTGAAATTCCCAATAATTGCTTTAATTGTGTTAGTGTCAAATATTGAGGAGCACCAGGTATATTTGAATTATTGTAAAGTAATGAAAATGCTGGAAAATTAGCATGCTTAACAAGTGTTATTGCACCATTTTCAACTGCGAGTGATTCATATTTTTTTACAAGAGTAATTTTATCTCCCATAAACCAATACTCAACACCATTTATATTTACTGTTGAATATGGTAAACGATACTCAAATGGAAAATTATTTAATACATCTTGAATGCTTGTATATGGAACACCATTATTTAAATAATAATTAGAATCAACTGAAACAATTGAATCTATAAATTGAGCAAGTGTCATTTTTTTAGACTCTTCCCAACCAAAATAGTCAACAACAATCCAAATATCATTTGGGTTAATATACCCTACTTCACCAGATAATAGTTGAACATATTCGGATAGTGTATATATTCTTTTTTGTACAATTATTTCGTTTGCCATAATTATGTTATTGTGAAATTTCCAATGTTAGCAAATGCACTTACTGAAAAACCTATTGATATGGAATTACCAATAGTTGTATTTGACTTTATTCTATATCTAAGTTTTATTGTTGTAGTTTGATTTTCTAAATCAATTTTACCTGATTCTATTAAACCATAACCAACTTGTGTAGTATAAAATAAAGAATCTTGAGAACCCTTCAACATTATATCAATTCCAATTTTGCAACGTTGTGTAGTTGCAAAACTTCTTGGTATACTATTAACTAATCCTACATTTGTTAAACCTTCATATGTAGCAAAGTCTTTTAATATATTAGATGTTGATACAAATCCATTAACTTCCACTGCGCCAATCAAATCACACTGTTTGCTTGTTACAATATTATTTGAATCCAAACATAAAAATATTATACCATCAGAAACGCTGGCTGGATTTTGAATAGCATACTTAATATCTGTTGAAAATATTTCTGTTTTAAACTCTATACTTTTATCTTTATTTCTATTGTTTGAAACTATTTTATTATACTCAATTTTGTTGTCAATAAAGTCTGGATAACCAGAATTAAATTGTGTATATTTGAAAATTTCAAACATCATAGATTTGTCATATGAATATTGATTTGTATCAAATATAGATTCGTTAGTTCTGATGTCCTTAAAACCACCAATTAAATCAGAAAATTTCTTGTGTTCAATTCTAATATAGTTATTTGAATCTACAAACCATATTAGTGTTCCACAAAATAATTTATTTAGATCATTGAATATATCATTTATAGTATACTTTGGTATTTTTTTTATGACATTATCCTCAGATGGCAATAAATCTCTTGTAAAAAATAATCTTACATTATTTAAGTGATTTTTTTCACCAGTAACATAATTTATCCCAGTTGTATTTTTTAAATATGGTATTTGATTTTCAAAGTCATTAAAAAAGAATGTAGATTTAACTTCTCTTAAACTCAATGATGTATCTGAGTTTTTTACTAAATGATTTAGAAAATCAATTAATTTTATTGATGAAATTAGTTCTAGTGAATTTTCGGAATCATCATATGCTATTCTCGATTCAAGATATTTATTCCATGAAAAATTATAACTAGAATCAGTTCCATTATTTAATACTTCAGGTTGTATTTCCCACTGTTCACTATAAGCACCATTGAATGGTTTTCTTGTCCATATATGCGCAGGTTTACCATCTTTAACGGTTTGTTGTCTCATATTCCAACCATCACCAACAGGCGGTTTATACCCATATGGTAAATCAGAATCAGATTCATCAACTTTTATAAATTCATCCCTAGAGAACCATGTTTGACAGTACAAATTTCTCCAACGTTTTCCAGATAAACCACCAGTTCTAGTTCCCTCATATACTCTAAACCTACTTAATTCAAAATCACCATAATGAATATCAACATTTGGACCATAATTTTCATCATTAGCATTTGATGACAACGTTTGACCAAGTGCATCAACTCTACCTTGAAGCCAAAATGGACCAATAGTTAATGGTTGATTAAAATCATATATTTCATTATTTGTTATAAAGCCATAATAAGAATCTTGAAATAAAGTTTGCTTTGGTTTTCCATTATCAAAATATAAAGAAAGCCCACCGTTATCTTGATAGTCACTCTCTTTTATTCTATTCCTTGGATATGTTTTAGTGTTATTAAATAATACAATATCACTAAGGCCAAATTTATATGGTGAGTTTGTTGGCCAGTCCTCTATTGTTTTTATTAAAGAACTATCCATTTTTATTTTTATTGGAACTTTGTCAAAAACGTAATTTGTAAAATCAACATCACTATCAATGTTTTCAAAAATATCAGTATATCCATCGATTACAGATGGTGTTACTGTTAGTATTTTTCTATCATCATTGAAGTTGCAGTCATTTTTTCCAAAGTAACCGTAAAATGTTTTTAATTGTGTAGTTATTTTTATTAATACTTTTGTTGAAAAATCTATGTTGTTTAGAATATTATATAGTTTGTGTACTGGAGAGTTACTTGTTTTAAATAAATTAGGCTTATTTGATATGGTAAGTTCACCCCAATTTATTCTATAAAAAAACTGTTCAATTGAGCCATCTGTTTGTACAGCCTGTCTAACAATTGAAAAACTATTTAGAATATCAGGTTCAAATTCCTTATATCCAGTTCCATCGTAGTCAATGTATGCTTTATATTTCATTACTTGATGCAGCGAAATCAAACTCTTTATAAGAAAATATAATTATTATAGTATCACTTGCTTGATTGTATTCCTTTACTTCTACATTTGTGTCATAAATTTCCCTTTGATCTCCATTAACAGTAACCTTAACACTACCATTAACTTTCAATACCCTCACAAATGCCAACATTCTATATATTTGTGGTGTACCATATATTTCTGTTTTTCTTTTAATTGACACAGCTGAGAAAAGTGGTATGTCACCAAAATATCGTTCTGTTCCTTCTTCGTTACCTTCGTGTTCTATTTCAATATTATCATACTTAAGATAGAAGTCAATTTCAATATTTGAATATGGTAAATTTTCAGTCTTATTATATGTTATATCAGAAGACTGTATATTAATACCAAATAATCCATAAGTATCTTCAACTATTGAAAACACTTCTGAAAATATTTGTTTAGTACCAATTGCAACAAGTAAATAATAATAACCACAATCAAAGTTATTATATTTACTTCCATTGTATGTTATTATTCTATTTAAACCAGATGTAGTTACTACAGCATTAAATACACTAACAGTTGTTTCAACTTTAGTTAATTTATCAATTTTTATTAAATCAATAGTTGCTGCATTGCTTTCAGATTCAAGCATTATTATAAAAGATGGTATGGTTGTATTCTTAAACACAACCATGTAGTCCTTTATGTCTGCTCTTTCGAATCTCCTATCTGACTTTCTTTCGAAAAATCCCAATATATTAATTCCTTGTAACATACTTACCAAATATATTATTTTTTTTCGACATTTTCATGCCATTTGAATAAAAAGTTTCATTTTTTTTCAACATATTTCTAAGTAAACCATTAGTTTCACTTAAATCTATTGTTTCATACTCCTTATTCATATTATTTATTCCTATATGTGCTAATGTTGTTTGTAGTTCTTCATTTGGAATAAATAAACCTGATGGCATATTAGCAACAGTTTCCTTTGGTGGTGTTAGGTATGCTTGATTACTGCCGTCTGGTATGAATAACTCCTGCTTACCACCTTCAGAGAATCTTGCAAAACCTCCAGTATGCTGACCGCCTTCTTCAAATGCAGGTATTGGTTGAGCAAGTACTGTTGCTAACTGTAATGCACCAAGTGTTCCAACCATAGCCGTAAGCGCTGTAGCAGATATACCAAAGTCAAATTTTGGAACTTCAGCCCATATTGAAATTATGGCTTCAGCGGTGTTTATTGCTATATTTGACGCAGCTTGTGCTTTTTGTAAAATAGCTTGCCTTCTTTGTATTTTTCTCTTTTCAATATCATACTTAGTATCAGCTGCTATTTGTTTTGCAAGTGAATCACCAGCAAGAGCCACTTCTTTTTCATGTTGCCATTCAAGTCTTTGTAGTTGACCATCTTGTATTGCTAAAAACAAATTAAATAACTCATTTTGTATTTGCTTTGCAATATCAAATGCTTGCTTCTGTAGTTCAATTCTCTTTTTTGCATCTTTTTCAGCTTGAGACATTTCTGCTTTTGATATTGCAACTTTTGTATCATGAAGTTTTTGCTCAATATCAGCAATTTCATTTGCTGTAAGGTTTTCAACCTTAAGCATATCTTCATAACCTTGCTTAACAACATTTAGTGCGTCTAGATTTAGCTTTACGTCTATTGCTTCAAATTGATATTCTTTTTTAGAACTAAGAGTATCAGTTTTAGCTTTATCATATAATTCTGATAATTTTGAATTTGTTGTCTCATCTATAGCAGCTATATCTGCATCTTTTCTTTTTTCTATTTCTTTTAAATATTCATCAGTTTCTCTTTTATCTTCAGAAATAACCCAATCGGTATATTTCTTTTGATAATCAGCAGATAAGTCTGTTTGCTGTTTTATTGCTTCTGCTTTTTCTTTTTCATGTGATTTAGCAAAATCAACAAGTTTAACCATTTGTTTAGATCTAAATGCAAACAAGTCAGAATCCATATCCATTTCTAATGCTGAATCTGCTCTTTTTATACCAAGTTCATCGGCGCCACTATCAACAACATTCTTGTGTGCTTGTTGACGCATCGATTCTAAATGTTCCCTATAAGCATTATATTCTACATCAAGTTGATCTTTAAAAGTATTAAATCTTTCACTAAAATCATCCTTCTTTTTATTGTCATTAAACGGGTCTGTTTTTTCCTTTTCTTTAACTAAATCTTCAAAGTTTGCTTTAATTAAATCAATTGCATTCTTATAAGATGATGATATTAAGTCAAGATTTTTGCTTGCAACATTGGCCTCTTCTAATGTTGGATATATACCAGTTATTTTCTTATAACCAGTTCTATATAGCTCTTTGAAAAAATTACTAAGTGTTTTTCCACCATTGGTTTGTGATTCAAGAGCCATCTTACCATCAACAGTAAGACTTTTGTAAATATTACTTTGTTCTTGTATTAATTTATTTAATTGCTCAGTTAATATTACCCTTCTCTCTTGTTCTGTGTTTCCCTTATTTAGTTCTTCATTAACTGTACTCACCAACGATTGGGTCCCCTTCTCAACTTTACCTTCGTCACTACGAACTAAATCAGAAACTCCATATACAAAATCTGCAACTTTATTATATGCGGCAGTTAATGCTGGTGATGCCTTTAATCCATCAATAAAATCTTTCCAGGCTGTTGTTAGTCTTTGTTGTGCGGAAACTAATGTATCAACTTTATTTAAAGTCTCAATACCAAGAGCTTCTTCAACTCTTTTTGCGAATAGTGGCAATACAACTTCAGCTGCAACTTTTCCTTCTTTCATTAATTCAAATAACTCAGAAGTTGTTCCACTTACACTTAAACCAGCATCTTTAGCAGCTTTTGCCATTGCTGATATAGCAACTGGCAAGTGCTGACCCATTTGCCTTCTTAATTCTTCAGACATAATGGTGCCCTTTGATAACATTTGTTCAAGAGCAAGGAATACATCATTTGTTTTTTCCTGTGATAAACCAAGCGCAGCAGAAGCCTTCGCTACTGATTCGAATATTTGCTGCCCTTCTTTAACAGTTAAATTAGACTGTCCAACGGCAGCCCTAAATCTAACATATGAATTTGTTGTTTCAACTAAATCAGTACCAAAGTTTACAGTTATATCCGCTAAATATTTTTTTGTTTGGGCTAACTCAAATGTGTTTATAATTACAGTTTTTAATGCAAAATTTAACGAGTCTAATGCTGTAGTATCTTCAACTATTTTATTAAAAAGACGAACACCTGCATTAATAGTAATATACGCTTTTGCATAAGAAAGTAATGCTACTGTATTTTCTTTTATACTTTTTAATGAAGATTTATTTGCATTTGTATTTGAATTTGTTGCATTTGAATTTAGTTTCTTTGCAGAAGTGTTTTTATTAGTTGCGTTTGTATTAGAATTTGCTGCGGATGTATTTTTACTATTTGCAGAAGTGCTTTTTGATGTTGAACTTGCAGCGGAGTTTTGTGATTGATTAAGCAAGTTAGAAGCTTTGTTTAACTTATTTTCAGCAGCTTGTAACCTCTCAATATTTTCTGCAAGTCTTTTTATTTGAGAAGATAGTTTTGTTATTTTTGCAGAATCCTTTAATTTTGAATCTAAATCTTTACCAGAAGATAATAGTTTCAAAAGTTCGTTTTGCGCATCAGCAAGTAGTTTCTTTAAATCTTCAATAGACTTAAGTGCATCTTTTGTTACTACTTCATTTATTTTATTTTCGTCTGCCATTTGGAGTTGGTTTTTTAGATTTTAACAACTTTATTTTTTCAATCCAATGCGCTAAAATTATTTGATTAGTATCAATTCTTTCACCAGTAACATCCTCGTACTTTGCAACAGATCTGTAGAAATTAATTTCTTCTTTTTTATTAGCAGTATTTTCATCAATACTATTTTTACTGCTCAATAATTTAAGATATGAGTTTTCCCGGTTTATTCTTTGTTCAAGTTCCTTTACAGATATATCATTTGGTAGGCCAAAATATACTAAGGTATTAACAATTTCTTGTTTGTTGTCAGTAGCATTTAATTTTAACAACAGGTAACAAGCATGAAGTGTTGTTAACTTATTTTTAAGTATTTCTACTTGTTTTCTTTCTGATAAGATTGATTTATAATTAAGTGAATTACTTGCTATTGAATATTGTTCAAGTAATTCATCCCATGTTTCATTTAGGATTTCTTGTGGAACTTCCTTTTTTGACTTGATCTTTAGTAGAGATTTGTCTCCAGTCTTCATTATTTGATAGAATGTTATTGCTCGAATTTGTTCTATCGAACTGTACAGTTTCGGCGATTTCTCCTTGCCAATCAGGAGAGAATTTATAAACTTGAATACCATCGCATGTTGTTTTATAGATTTTCATATCAACAGAAAGGGAGTTTGCTGCTTTTTTAGCAAGAATCCTTACAATATCCAAATCCCTATATCTTTCATTAATTCTATCACTGCAAGCCATCTTTTATCTTTTTATTAAATATTGGAAATACATCTTCATTTAAATATGCTTGAAAATTTTTATTATTTAAAATAAAAACTTTTGCACCATATTGTTTTAGTATTTGAGAGTTTTTGCTGTCTCTAGATCTTGCTATTAAACTGTATTTCATTATTCTGACATACAATTTAGACCTAAATGCGCCGGTTAGTTTTAGATCAATCCTGCCTTTTGCCTTTGGATTCATCTTTCTTTTAATAGCTGAGTACTCCTTGCTTTTATATTTAGACATAAACCCATGACCATGTTTACCTTCATCAAGTTGGTTATTTAGTCTATCTATATAACTTGATTTGGTATCCCTGATTGATTCATCAAGGATACCTTTAACATCAAGTTCTTCAGCTTTTTTCCTCAGTTCCTGTATGTTCATTACGCAATTGTAATTACAGCAGGTCCAGTTGACTTAATTGGGTCACCAACTGTTGTGGCTGTTGTTGGTGGTTTAAGATCAACTGAACCACTAACCATTGCGGCACCAGGAAACTCGTAGTTGCCATCACCAAGATCAATCATAGCGGCTGCTGTTGGAGCGGTTGTTGTGAAAACAAAGTCTGCTTGCAAAATACCAGCAATTCCAATTTTATTCTTAGAACCATCAGACGCAATTCCGTCAATGTATGAAACGTTGACAACAATCTTTGTTGCAATTGCAGAAACTACAGTTAACAAAACTGGTGAGACTGGTTTTAACTCATCAACAAACCAGCCCTGTTTGATGAATACACCTTTCTCGTTCCACTGTTTTGCATCAGCCTGGTCGATAACAATTGGCGTCCATGCTGGAGTGTTATCCTGCATTGCGCCAGACATTTTTTCCGGGTTAAACATTTCAACAGAAAATCCACGAACGGTAATACCGTCAGGTGAATATGCGCTGAAGTTTCCAGCACTGTCAACAGTCACGATTTCAACATTTGCATTTCTGAAAGACTGTAATGCTTTGTGAACTTCTAATGATTTGTTAAAACGGAATACATGTCTGTAATTTCCGAGACGGCGTGGAATACGTTTTCCAGTTGGAGATTCATAGTATTGCGACTCTTCTGAGTTATCGTCGATTTCAACAACACCGTGAATAGGGATGAGATCTCCTGATTTAATCAGTGATAAGTAATCTGCTTTTGTTGCAAACTTTACAAATGTATCAAAACCAATACCGGCTTTGAAAACAAGCAAGGAAACAACGTCAAGAAATGGATTACCTTTTGCACAAGCAAGTGAACCAATAGGCGCAAGTTCACTTGAACAAACATTTACAATTCCTGGCATTTTAGTAATTTTATAAGTTTAACAATTTTCAATAATTCTTAAGTTAAGACCATCTATGGTTATTGCATCAATATAGTCATTGAATACATTTCCGGTATTTCCATACAAACCCTCTCTACCCCATTGTAAGTTTTCAGTATACTTGTGATAGAACTTATTTGTTGATGCAAATTTACCAGATTTTTCAATGTAATAAATAAGCAAGTCATATATTGGTCTAAGTATTGGTATGATATTATTTTCATACCTCTCCATTGTGGAGTAATCCTTTTTTGTTTGGTTGCATATTATTATAGTAACATCTTCAACAGATCTTTTTGTAGCAAGTCTATTATCAATTGTTTCTTCTAATGAATCAGGTATAACAAGCCAAACAAGTGGATAACGTGTGTTTTTGTAATCCTTAGACTCTGCCATCTTTTTAAGAGTATTAACAACTTCTATTGTTGTTCCATACTGATAATTAAGAGTAGAATTAATTAATTTAGTCCTGACAATATCAACAACTTCACCAATTATATATGGTAATGGTTTATAAGTCGAAGCCATTTATTCCACCTTTAAGATTAGTAAAAATCCAAGAATCAAACTCACTAACAACTGGTTTTTTGGCCGATAAGTAATTGTATGCAGAAGGAATTAATCTGCTTTGCCCAGGATATCCATACATTTCTTCGAATTCACTGTATGCTGAGTATATTTTCGGAAGTATTGTTGCGACTGAAGATAGTTCGCTATTTCCTGAAAAATTACCAACTTGTTGAAGCGATGATGCTGATTTTCTCAAATACTCACAATAAATATAATGTGATATAAGTGATATTTTTTCAGCATTTTTTAATCCAGGCCATTTTAATTTAACGGTCTTGCCATTATAGCTAATCTCATAAACTCCACCATTTATCAACTCTCTATATGGTTCCGAATCTGCATCTAATACAGAGAAGAGTTCGTAGCCAAGCAAAAAGACTAACACTTCTTTTTCAAATTTAGAAATGTAATCTCCAACTGAACCATACTGATTGGCTGATTCTGGAATTGAAATATCAGTATGAAAATAGCTTTCGTCTATAAGATTAGCCATGGCTGCTGTTTAATTACTCTGTTTTGCCAGCATTAACACCATTAATATCAGTACCATCAGTTTTACCTTCGTTTCCTTCGGTACCTTTAGTATCTGATTTTGTTTCAACAGATGTTTCAACTGGGGTTTCAATTACTTTTTTTGGCATATAACCAAGCGGTTTTGTTGTTCTTACACATACACCTTTTTTCAAAAGATCTTTGTATAAAACAGGGTGCACTTCTGTGACTGTTCCAGCTTTTAAAGCAGAATAGTCTTCGATAATCTCAACTCTAATAACATGTCGAGTTTGTTTATCTTTTGGCTGTCTAACTTTTGACGTTATCATTTGTTACTCTAAATATAGTTTAACAATCTGATTTGTAACAGTAGATGTACCAGTACCGGTTCCAGTGTACAATATGTTGTATTTTCTATACCGATTCTCAGTAGCATTACTAATTACAATAATAGTGTCATTTGTTGATAACTTCCAAACAACAGGTGAACCTATGTTTACCCACGTATCACCAAATTTACTACCACGCAACTGTACTGAAACAGCTGTTTGTGAACTTGTTCCACCATCAGAAATATTAACCTTAATATCCTGTGTTGTTGGAAAGTGTTGAGGCATGTCAAACGTAGTTGACACAGGAGTCGCATTTACAACAAGTAAATCATTTGTAACTTCCTTAAAGGTAGTTTGAGCCATTGTTGTGTTAACTGCAATCGCTACGACTGTAGTTAACATTAAGATAAATTTTTTCATTATGCCTGTACTTTTTCAATTCCAGCAATAACATTTGCAATATCGTCATAGACGAATGCTCTTTTTTCCAATTCCTTTACGTATACGTAGAAACGGCCTTCACCAAGCATGGTGAACAAGTTTTTAATGAACTGATCGTTAATCCAACCAATACGAACACTGTAGGCAACGTAATCAATGATGTTCAGTTTCATGAAGTCACCCATCAAAATTTTTCCTGCTGGAATTTTTGATTTAGCAACAATGCGAATACCATCAATGGTCTTATCACCAAACAGTGTGAATGATGGGAATAAATACTGACCATTATTGTCTTTTGTCAAACGCAATCCAGCAAAGTCACCAGGATTCACAAAGCAAACATTAGGATAAAACTCAACATCATCTGTATAAGATGGAGTTGTGTAAATCTGGTTTGCAACTGCGATAACAGCATCATGCAAATTTGGTTTAACAATTTTTTCGGCAACCCATGTTGCAGGATTAAATGCTGATGCAATTTTCGTTACGCCAAGTGGATTTTGCTGCAAACCATCACCAAATAAGATTCCATTCTGACGTTTCAACAAATACTTACGGAACAAATATCCGCGAGCAGTCGATTCAAGACGTGGAATGTCAGTGATAGACTCTTCAGTCAAAATTTCGTAACCTGCAGCTTTTACTGGAGATGCTGTACGAACTTCAATGTTTAAATCCAACTGTGCTTTCTCTCCACCCTCAGCAATGAAATAAACATCACCTTCACCAGGCACGTAATCAACGTATGTGTATACAGGTTTATTTGTTGAGCCGGTGTTTGAAAAGTCCTCAATGAATGGCATCGTTAAACGAATGTCGTTAATCTCATCAGCATTCAACATATCAAGTAGTGCATTACCACCAGTAGTTGTAGCGACGTTTCCAGTTGTGATAGTTCCAACAGCCTTAGTTACTTCAAGTGAACCATGGCGAGATTCGTAGAAACTCTTAATTTCATCTGCAAGGCCTTCGCGTTTAAACGCAGACTGAATCATTGACTTGATAGTCATCTTGGCAACATCACCAACTGACTTATTTTCAAGTTCAAGTCCATGTGCTTTAATTGCTTCTGAAATTTCTTTGATGGTTTCAGCTTTGATGCCAAGTTTCTCAAGTTTCTTATCAATATCTTCCATAGAAGCGGCGCCTTTTGTTTTATACTCTTCCTCAATTGCACTTTTAATGCCATCAGAAAGAGTAGCAAACACACGATTCAATTCAGTAGCAAGTGCATCGGAATCTCCGATAGCAGCAGATTTAATAACAGGAACTGCCAATGGAATTGCCAGGACAGTTGCAGCCGTTGCGTCTCCAGTGATAAATGAAACTGCCAAGAAGGCCATCCAAACCAGAGAGGCTAATACAAAAAGAATTTTTTTAGTCCTCATTTTTAAAAGATTTAAAGTTTAAAATTTATTTTTTTACTAAAATCAGATAGTAGAACCACTTTTTGTGTGTCTTCTTTGGATGAGTCTTTATGAATATCCTTCAAAGACGGAGACATTTCGGCGAGTTCATATATCATTTGTTGCAGTTGCGAAAGTTCATAGTTAAATGCTTCTTTATTGCCAATATCCTTTCGCATTGCTTTCTGTGCTAAGATAGCAATTTTTTGTGAAATGATATCAGCAATTTCAATTTTATTTTCACTTTTTGTTCCAATATATGGAGTTAATTTATTGGCCCCAAAAGTTACTGTAGAATATTCCCACCACTTAATTTCTTTTACAGCCCAGAGGTAGCCAACTTCATCGGCATCTTCTGGATTTATCAAGAGTGACATAATTTTATCCCAATCCTGTGTTCCTTTTTCAATGAAGTCAAGTAATTTATACCTAAAACCAATTGAATGTTGGTTGTACATTCCAACATTATATTTTATTAAAGTATCTTCACCATCTTCTGTTTCTGGCAGGTATGATTCACAAACAAGTGCAAGTTTTCCCTCAACAAGCTCTTCACGTTCATCAAGAGACTTTCCAACCTGTTTATTCATGTCATGATAAAGCAAATGCGCAATCTTGTCATTTGCTGTAGTTTTTGCACCACGCTGAGAAATTGAACGGTTTGCACAACCTTTTAGCAATACGTCCATATCATAGTCGAAGAAATTTAATGTATTTGCAACAACTGTTACAGTTCTGTTTTCAGTATTGATTTCCTGATTTGATTTTATAAGGTTGCTATTAGCTTTTACTGGAGCTGGTAGACTTCTTTTCTTTTGTAAAGCTAACTCTGTGTCGAAATTAAATTTATTTTTCATATACCGAATTTTTTAAGTTTTCTTAATTCTCTTTTTATCTTTTTTATTTTGCGTTCAAGTATATCATAATTAAAATCCTTATTATAATAAAAAGACAATTGTCCCAACATATAACTATTCATAAATTCGTTTAAATAATCATCTTCAGAAATAATTATATTTTTTCTTTTATCAGATGAAATACTTGCATCATAAATGCAGTTATAAAATGATCTTGACGCAAATATAGAATCAGTCTCCATTGCAGCAGTTGATGCTACTTTTTTAGTTTGTTCAATAAATACTGAATCAGCCCTTGTAAATTCTTTTTCAAATCTATTTTGTCCAAGTGTAAACAATGGAAAAATTAACAAAAATAAAACAATTCCTTTCATATACCGAATTTTTTAAGCTCAAGTTTATACTGATCGATTGTGATTGCATTATCTTCGAGTGCTTTCGTAAGTGCGTTTACTGTTAACATCAAACTTTGTGCTCTTTCTTTACGTTCTGTCTCGAAAATTGGCAGGTGATCGAATTTTGGTACCAAACGATAGCCTTTCCTCTCATAAGTAGCAAATTTCTTATTAATACCAGCGATTCTACGGTTTGCTTCAGGTATAATCGTATCGCGATACCACTGTCTTTGGGCCTCTTTTTTGTTGTCAAAAGTAGTATTTCTTATTGAAGAAAGTAGTTCATATGGTGTTCCATAGGCGTCACAAATCTTCAAAGTATCTTCACGTGTCTCTTCAAATAGCTTTAATTTGTCAACATCAATAGCCATTTGTTGCCAATTTAGAGCTAAATTAGTAATGATAACTTGCCATTGTGACTTAGTTAAGCCATATTTCTTGAACTCTTCTTGCACCTTTTCCTTTTCAGCCTTGTTCATTGGTGCGACGCCGCCGATTCCGTCACGTGCTGCATTTGATAAGATACCAATAGCACCACGATTAACAATAAGAACGTTTCTTGCCTCGTATGCAGCTTTTATGTTCTCAATTGCTGGTTTTAATGCATCAAGTTTAGAATTTCCACGATAAAAATTCTCTTTACTTGTAAAAGTGACGTTATTGTCGTTTAAGTGCATTAAATTGTCAATATTCAGCAGTTTTCGATCGCCACCGAAGTCCTGGTAGGTATAAACAAGTTCTTTTGGGAAGGATGTCAATAAATAAAATGGCATATTAGATGGCTGCACTCCTGCTCTCTGTTCTATATTAACAGCATGTGGTGGCAGTGTGAACAATCCACTAGGTTGTTTCATTCCAAGTGGCTTAGGTGCATACATAAATTCGTCGCCGAAAATATCGCGGAAAAGTGTAGTTTGGCCGAAAAGTTCTTCTTTTGTTTGGAAATAGTTTGGTTCTTCAATCAAATCAATCAAGTAGTCATCTACTTCCATCTCATGCCCAGCCTTATCAACCGCTACTATTCTAATGTTACCCGCGGCACGTGCACGTAGGTTTAAAATGGCATTTACTTCAGGAATACCTGTGAAAGCTGCAATCCTGGATGCATTTGAGAAACCACCACCAAACGAAAAAGTAGCACCACTTCCAATTATTTGAACAAATTGCTCATTAAATTCTTCAAGTATAGC